GAAAACTATTATTCTAAATAATAATGACAACAGTTCAAGGTGCATTTTGGGATGATCTTTCTGCTTTTATTCATAATCAGAAGATGCATATCAAGGCTACTATAAAATTTATGGTGTTCTTCATCAAAACTGTTCTGCAATTAGCCTTTTGGCTTTTTGTTTTTCTCTGTGTTGCAAAAACTATGGTTGATCAGCCCTGGATCAATTATATAATGAGGGAAAACGTGGCACCGCATGTTAGGGAGTCGACTTATCGGCTAACTCGGCATGCAGCTTTCCTTTTACAGTTGGTTGTGAGTAACTTCCTACCAATCTGTTTTTGGACGTTTTCTTTAGGGGCGTACTGGTACGCTTATGGTTATGTATGTGAGTTGGTTTTACGATTCAAACATGGCTATTCAGGCAAACCATTGAGACTTACCGCTTCCGCGCAAAGGCAATCAGCTGACGAAGCGAGAATTATGTTCTATCAAGCTCTGAAAGATTGGTTTGGTGGGAAAGAAATATCGCCAGAGTCGATGCAGCCGCGCAGTATTATGTTACCTGCTCCATGGCCTCCTTACTTAGTTGCTATCGTTTTAGATGGTACAATAGTAGGAATGGGGTCTCGCGTTGAAGTGCCCAATTATCCGAACGGAGTTCTTATCTCCGCTGGACATGTGTTCAAGGATTTGCGAGGGACTAAGAATGTCAGGTTAATGAGGGAAGATAAATCCGTCGTGATGCCAGATATTCCGCCTTCCATTTTAACGGTCGGGGCACTTGATGTTATAGGTTTTGACCTTAGCCCTGGCTTATGGTCATTAATTGGGGTTAAGAAGATAAAGATAGCTGCTAATGTGCATATTGATGAGGCAATTAAAACTTATGGTTTTAATTATGATTCTAAATTGTGTGTAACCAATGGTTTTATAACTCCTGAGAATGGTATGGTATTGAGACATGATGCCTCTACTATAGCTTCTTGGTCCGGTTCTCCTGTGATTAATAAACTAGGGAGAATGGTAGGTATTCACTTTGGTTCTCGTTTAGATGCTTCAACCAATATTGCTCATGCCGTTACTGGATTATGGAAAACTCCGGTCGATCAGACCTTTGTTATTCCAGAGTCTAAAAATGGAAAAAGGCAAGCTTGGATACAACAAGAGCTTATTGACGCTTCTGAAGAGCGTCGGTTAGCTTTTTCTACAATGAAAGATTCACGCAATGGTGATTGCGATTTCGTTTTTGGAAATGATTCTGTTCAGGTCGTCCCTGCCGGCGAAACGGCGAAATTCATCAATAGAGCTCAAAAGCTTAGTGATGATATCGCCGGTGTTCCTGGTGGGTGGGGATCTGGTGATTACTATAGAGGTGTTGAACGTCTACAAAATTTCGTGCGAGCTTCTCCTGGTAAGGAGGGGCGTGAGCTACGAAAACGCGAAGCTGATAAGGCGGCGGATCGAGCCCGATTTAAAAGGCTCCAGAACGCTCCTTTAATGTTTGATTCAACGTTGCTTACATCTGATGAGCGTAAGAATTTGGATGAGTGGAATTTGCTCTCTGAAGGCCCAGCTCCACAGTTCACGGAAGATGTTGCTAAACAACTCGTGGAGACTGTTCAGCAAAGGGCCATTAGAGCTAAAGAAAAGATTCGTAAATATAACGAAGATATTGCTATATTACAACATATGGCCGCTAACGGACTTAAAGCCAAGTGGTCCGATGAGCCTGCTGAGGAAGATATTCCCAACGACGAAGATTATGCGTTGATTAACCAAATCGACCATATTGAACCGGAGTCGGGTTTTCTCGCGGGCCACACATCGGGCACCGGTGTGGTCCGGAATGTGGTGCCTTCTGCGATCGAGCAGTGGCGACCGGAGGCGGTGAAGTATCACTCGACTCGGACGCTACTGTCGATAGTGAAGATGAGTCCGCTCCATCTGCCACCAAATACTTATGCGCGAACTACAACCTCGCTGACTATCATTGGCGAGAGCCAGAAAAAGTCAGCGACAATGGAATGTTGTATTCCGCAGGTGACTGTGGAGTCACCTTCCATAGTCGACCCAGTAGTAGCAAAAACAAACGCCTCAAAGAAATCCAAGAAGCGTTCCCCGAAGCGAAAGCCTATGAGCTCCCCAATAGAGGCGCTGAAGCCGAGCGAATCAGTCTGTCCAAGCACATGAATGAGTTTCGACCCGTCATGTTGCAGGTACCAGACGATATCGTTCGAACTTTCCTCGAGCCGTTTCCCCGCACTGAAATCCCGTACCAATTTGTGGATGAGTGGTGGTCGGTAGCGACTTTTGAGGAAAAGGTTGAATCTATTGATTGGGATACTCTTTTTGCTGCTGTCAATAAAACTGCTTCCCCTGGTGTTCCATACCACAATTTGTCCAATACCGACGGTTTGCTTCTTGAGTCGCACCGGAACTATATTATACAACTAGTCATCGAAAGGTTAGATAGGTTGTTAGAATACGGTCAACGGAGCTTGACGATGAATGCAATGCAGTTGGTTATTCATGGTTTGTGCGATCCCATTCGTGTGTTCATTAAAAATGAACCACATACCTTGAAAAAGATAGATTCGGGAAAATTGCGTATCATTAGCTCAGTTTCCTTGGTTGATCAACTCGTTGAGCGTCTCTTGTTTTCACGTCAAAATGAAGCAGAGATACAAAATTATGATGCGATCCCGAGTAAACCAGGCTTTGGTATGCTTGAGCAACAAGCTGTGGATGACATCCGTCAATATGTAAAATTTCTTAGATCGATGGGCCCTATTGCTGGTACTGACATGAGTTCTTGGGATTTCACCTTCCAGGCGTGGGAATGGAACCTCGAATTTAAAATGCGAGGTCTTCTATGCAATGCGAAGGCTTGGGATTCCTGGACTGTCATGGCCATGGCGAGGATACGTTGCGTGTCCTTGTCCGTGTTTGCTTTATCCGATGGGTCCTTATATGTCCAGGCCGCCCCTGGAATTATGAAGTCTGGTTGTTATTTAACTTCCAGCACTAATTCAAGGATGCGATCTTTTTGCGCTTTTCTTCGTAGAAGTGCGAGCATGACTATGGGCGATGATTGCGTTGAAAACTCTCATGGAGACTCTTTTGAGTCCATGAAAAATTTTTATCGCAAAATTGGTCATAATCTCAAAATGATAACTAATTTCGGTGAAGACACCATTGAATTCTGTTCACATCACATTAGCGATACCGCTGTTGTCCCGGTTAACTGGGTTAAGATGTTGATCAACTTTTTGTTGCGTGGGGAGTTTGACGAACTCTCTCTAACTCAGTTAGAGATGGAATTCAAAGACTTGCCTAGAGACAGAGTTCATGAAGTGTTGCGTTCTTTTGGTGTTCATGTCTAAGTGCCCGTATGTCATTGCTATGCACTTCGTTGGACGTTAACTAATCGAAGTGTAAAAATAGATCGAATGGCAGCCACTAACTTATTAAAGATTATTTCTGATGATCACGATTTGCGTCAGCAAATTTCACCTGATGGGTGGAATTGGTTGCTTTCCGCTTTGGATCCTTTTCATGACTTTGCTCATAGCTTGGCCGGTTATCCCGATCTTGCTGGCGCACCATCCGTTGTCCTTGAGGTAACTCGGACAGCTACGGTGGGTGGAGCTCAGTTGTCAAACGGATATATGAATTGCTTTCTTTGTCCTTATAGTTTGGGAACTCAAAATGGTTCTCCAGCAATGCAAGTTGGTAGTTTTGCACCGGTCAACGTTGGCTCTTTAGGGAGTTTGGAGTATGGAGCTTATTATTCTTCTAATAATGTAGGTCTATCTTACTATGCTCCTTTAGATGCTACCGGTACCAGCGGTACTAGTAATGCAACTCTTTCTGGAGATTTGATTATTAATACTGGCCAGAACATCGTTACCCAATTGGGTCCAACTTTAGTTCCTGGGTGCAATTTTACTGCCTTGACGCCTCCTAGTGCGAATCCTTCTCCTTTCGTTAGGTCTGCGGTTACACCCGCTCAATCTAATGGTATTGTCCTAAGACACGGCATCACTGCTCCACATCGAGTTGTTGGTGCGGGTTTCGAAGTGACTAACACGACCGCTCCACTTTATAAGTCTGGTAGTGTGGTTACTTATGACAGTCCCTCAAATTGGGGTGAACTAGATACCTTTATGGTAGGATTACAGACTGGTTTGCCAGCTGCCCCTGTGGCTAATCATGGTGCGTTTGTTAATACTCATTTCAAGGTGATGATGGGTCCGCCCACCACCCTTGATCAAGCTATACTAATGCCCAATTCCAAACAGTGGTCAGCTGAAGAAGGCGCCTATTGCGTTGCTAAATTTAGTTCCATGGATAATGAAGTTACTTGTGCCACTTCTAATGTTTATTCTGGTAGTGGCACTGGTCAGCAGGCTAACATTATGGTTTGCCAGCAACTTACTGCTACAGACTCCATTGGAACTGGATATTTTCCAAATTTTATCACAAATCAGCTTCAGTTTTATAACTTGGGCAACTACAATGCCTACCCCTTCAATGGGGTTGGGTCGTGGTTTACTGGGTTAGATACAGCCAATTCATCTTTTCAAATTACGGTGAAATGGTATCTTGAAGTGTTTCCCAACACGTTTTATGAACAAAATTTGATTCCCACTACTTCCCCCTCCGCTTGTTACGACCCCGTGGCTCTAGAAGTTTACGCGCGTGTTGTGACTCAACTCCCTCCTGCGGTACCTGTCAAGGATAATTTTCTTGGCCTTATTGGAGCTGCGGTTGGTGGTTTAGCGAAAGCTGCTGTGGGTGGTATTAAGAATGCAATTTCTAATGGTGGAAGCAAGAGCGCAGTTGACGTTGCTCAAGATTGGCGTACTGCCGTCAACAAACATGGCGGAGGTTCTAACGGTGTCTCGGCAGCAATGCGTGACTCATCTTATAACTTCATGCCTATTAAGGACCTTGCTAAACAAAATTTGTTGGCAGGAGTTCCCCAAATACGCGCCAATTTTGTTGATGAGGGGGTTGCTGAGCCTACTATGGAAAATGCTGCTCGCATGTACCATATGTGGTTTGGTAATCCTCCAAATGCAGTTTGGCCTCATGCCACATACCCTGGTGAGGAGCCGGGTGGAGCTACTCATGCTATGGTTGGCACATCGGCGTCAGCTGGTTTGCCCATTCAATCGCATGCTTGTAATTGTCCGCCCCATCCTAATAATGGTTATGGCAACTCCACTGGAAATCGTTCCATGGAGTTTCTTGACGGAATTAATTTAAATCCTCAGTCGATCGTCAATTTGATACAGTCGTCTGTGGATAAAGGCATTAATGCTGCTGTTCGAAAGCTAGCTGGACCTCAGTTTCAGCCTGCCCCTCAGCGGCGTTTTATGCCTCCACAGGCTCTGGCTTATGATGACTATGAGGATACTCCTGAAGCTAGCGAAGCTGTTCGTAACAGACGACGTCTAGCTCGACAAAAGCGGGCCGCGGAGTTGAAGCGTTGTAGAGACGCTGGTGTAATACCCAAAATCTCTCCGCCTCCTCCTGGCCCTCCTCGTTGATTGATTTTATGTTGTTTGTGCAATTTTAGACCGAGCCGATGTCTTTAAACTACGGTGGCCGTTGGCACATCCGGTCTGT